TTATTGCACTTGCATATTCATATTCATTATCAAAAACTGATTCTCTTACTGTCCCCATTGTTGAAGATTCTATAAGAAGTGGTTCTTCTCTAGCACTCATTGAATCATATATTACATCAAGCAAGTTTTTATCTTTCCATGCATGTATCTCATCAGCTAAAGCGCAAAAAGTGTTTAATCCATCAAGTGAATTACTATCACTAGCTAATGCTTTGAAAAAACTTTCTGTTTTTTCAAAAAACAATCCATTAACTAAACACTTAACTCTTTTTGCAAGAGATGGGCTTTTCTTTATCATTCTTTTTGCTTCTTCCCAAACAATTTTAGCTTGGTCTTTTTTAGTAGCAACTGAATAAACTTCTGCTCCACCTTCTCCAGCTGATGTCAACATATAGTTTCCTATACCTGCATCCTCTGTTGATTTTCCATTTTTTCTTGCTTCAAACCATATAGCTTTTTTGTACTTTCTTAAACCACTTTCACTATCTACAAAACCAAATAATGCTTGTATTTTTGCTTTTTGAAACAATTCTAAAACAACAGGTTTCCCTGCCCATTTTCCTTTTGAATGTTTGCAAAATTTTTCTATATATTCTATTGGTCTATTAGCTTTATCTATATCAAATACATAAGTATGAGTTTCCTCTTCTTCAGTAATTTCATTAAAAAAAGAAACTTGCTTAGGGTTATATAAATCCTGTACGAGTTTCTTATATACTGTTAAAACTTTTCTACATGCTTTATCTGGATTTTTAAGTAAATATTGATAATATTCTTCTATATATGTTGTATAACTCATAATGTACCATTGAATTTATCAAATTCATCATCCTCATTTATTTGTTTTTGTTCTGACAGCATATCATTTAATTGTTTCACTATATTCATATAATTTTTAACCATTGTATTGTATGTTTTACTTTCTATTGATTCTTTAAACCCAAATTGATTAGCACCATTAACATACGTTTCTTTTACTCCATATAGTTTTATATCTTCTTTAAGTTCGTCAAGTGTTATAGACATAAAAGAAGCATTTTCAATCAGTTTTTCTGCCATTTTCTTCTTGTTATCTGGCAATTCTTTAAATAATTTTTTTAATCTTTGAGTTTCTTTTTTAATTTTTTGGTTTTTTTCAACAAGTGCTTTTCCAGTTATTTTTTGGCGAATTTCTTGATTTTCATCTTCCATACCTACACCTCCTTGACCACACCCCTTACGTAAATTAACCTGCGTATTTTTTGAGACCTCTCCCACCGTTCTCTCATAGGCCGCTTCTATTTACCTTATAGGGGGGCTATTTGTACTAGGTTTCCTTCTTCATCAAACATATATTCTTCTTCACTTGCAAAGTGTTCTTCGTTATGACATCCGTTTACACAAGCTTTCTAATTTCTCTAAATTAAAGAATACATTATCATCTTCATAATTCTTATCTGTAATATATTCTTTATGATGCACAAAATAAGCACTGTTATATATTCCGCTTCTTTATACATCTTTCACACATAGGATTTAATATTAGCTTTTGCTTTCTTAACTTCTGCCACCTTTTACTTTTATACTTCCTTGCTATTTCTTGATTATCTCTATATGTCATTTTATTTAGCTTTCTTTGTTATTTTCTTTACTGCCTTTTCTACTTTAACTTCTTTCTTTGCTACTTCTATTTCTTTTATTTCTTCAGCATAAGGTTGTCCATTAGGTTGTTTAGCTGATAGTATTTCTTTTGCTCTTTCTACTTTAAACTCTTTTACTTGTCCTTCCTTATATTGTTCTCCAGTATATTTATCTGGAACATTTACTAAAAATTTAATCTTCATCTTCTTTTCCTCCCTTATTAAAGTTATTGCATATTTTATATATATTGTTTTCTTTGATTATTTCTATTTTTGTTTTTCCTTTGCATTTATTTGTACAAACACAACAAGGATTCTTCTTGTCTAGCTTTAATATGTCTCCACACTTACTACACTTATATATATTCCTTGTAGTCTCTGATTTGATTAATATGTAATTATGAACTTCACATCCGAAGCATTTGTTTTGTTCTTTCTAATCTTTGCATTCTTTGATTATTCATAGCTTACCTTTTCCTTTGTTAATTAATAATCACTGTGTAAGACATGTATGTGACCAACTTTAGGACGGACAGGCTTCGGTCACGATATACCTGTAAGTTTTCGCATGTCCTACACACTAATTATTAGAGTGATAACTAGAATACACTCATGTATACAAAAGAAGGTTTCCTTTAAATTACATAGGACTAAACAACAACTTTATATTAACTTATCTAGTATCGTTAATGACTTAATTTGACTTTTTATGTAAAATTGTTTATAATGTATGCATAGCTTTTGCTATAATACTTTTTTGTGGAGGGCTATCATTATGGCTAGACGGTGCAGATGGTGCAACAGAATCATTACGGATGACAAGAGAATTATTTCTCGCAGTACTATCGAAATGCTCAAAGAAGAGTATGGTCTCGAAGAAGACCCCGAGGAAACAAGTGCACTTCCTATGTGCATTGACTGCCTCGAATCGTTGGGCAAACACGATGGCGATTCTTAAGCGCTAACCACAAACCGACCTGTCTCTTTTGGGGACAGGTCTTTCTTTATACTAAAACATTTGGGCAGGTCGGCAACCCTGCATCTCTTTACAGAACCTGTACCTTGCAAGTTGCCCTCCTAATTGAGGAAAGCATACAGGTCGTGATAGCTACCTTTCTATCCTCCAAATAAAAATAGAGCCAAATTGTTTCCAATTCAGCTCCGCAAAACTTTTATGTTTTTCTAGCTATTATAATTATAACTCTTTAAGATTAAAATTGCATCCAAATTTAATCACAATTTTATCACAATTTTTCATTATATACCTGTGTTTAGTATTTCCAGCATACTTTCTATTGCATTATCTCTTATATTTAGTAATTGATTAATTGATTTAGGTTTTTGAAATTCTTCATAATATTCTGTTGCTACATAATCCCATTTTGACTTCCTCATATAATATGCTTTAATTACAAACTCTTCTTCATTTGATAATTGCATTAACATATTATTAACTCTTACTATTGCTTTATTTAAAATATCTGTCTCTTTCTTGCATTGTTCTATCTTATTTTCTAAATACGTTCTATCTTCATTGTTTATATGGTTAATTTCTTTGTTATAACCAACTACGGTATTATAAACAGTATTAGATATTTTATTTGTATTACTTCTTGGTATATCTGATATAACTTGTCCTGATAATTGCATACCTTCTATTACATCTTCTTTGCTATCTTGATATACTGTTCCTGCATACTCTAGTCTCTCTTCATACTCTTCTTGTTTAAGTTTTATTTCTGTTAGTTTAGCTTCATTCTTCAAGTGATTCTTTAGCATTGTCTCTACATCTTCTTTTATGTATTGCATACTCTTCCTCCTTTGTTAAAATACTTTTATTAAGTCTTCTACTTTTCTAAACTTTAGCTTTACGCTTTTGTTTATTTCCATTAAGTCTCTTTTCCCTATTTCTCCATCTATTAATTTACATATCTCTTTCTCTGCTATCTCTGTTTCATTTAGCCAGTCATATAATGCTTTTTCTAGTCTCTTTCCTCTAAGTTCTTTGTCTAAACTTCCCATGTCTTCTGTACTCCTTTCATATAACTTACTTCTTTTTAATTCTTTTAGCATTTGTTCTATGTTCATTACCATTTATCATAACACCTCTACTAAATTGGCTTTTGTTAGTTCGCATAAAAATACTAAATCTTTTGGATTCCTTCCTTCTATGTGAACAACCCTATCTTCTGGATTTATATAAAATGTATCACTATAAAATATGTATTGTCCTTGCTCATCACAATGGTTTGCGTATCTTAATAAATAAGCATACATTAACCATTTTAAATCTACATTATCTTTTATCTTTATCATATTTCCTCCTTTACTTTATACCTTTTTTAATACTGTTCCTTTTGAGTGTGTATAATTATCAAGTGACATTGTAGAATTTAAGTTATACGCTTTTCCTCTCTCAATTACTTCGTTTATACACCTTGCAAATTCTTTATCTCCGTAAAAATCTCTTATAACTTGTTTTAAAATACTATAATTTTGTCTTGTTAATTCATCATGAACACCTTTGCTTTTCGTTTTTAAATCTCGGCATTCTTTTCTTAAACATTCTAGCTTATAAACTGTTCTTCTTTTCCATCCTAATTTTTCTTGTTGTTCCTCTGGAGATAATAATTTAAATTTAGTTAATTGTTCCATTATTGACCTTATATTTCTTCCTAATTCTTCTCTTTTCGTATCAATTTCTCCAAGATTAAAAGGAAATTCATATTTGCATTTTGGACAAGTTAATTGAACTTTGCTTTCTTTCTTTATATCTTTATATTTTTCTTTTTTATTTGTTTCTATCATATTTTCTCCTATCTCACTTTCTTTTTAAAAAACTTTCTTTGATATTCTAATATGTTTTGTTGTCTTTGTTTTTCCTTTTCTCTGTTTTTTATATAACTTTTATTTCCGTACATTTTATTTCCTCCTATCTCATACCTTCAAATTCAATATAATCTTCTAGTAATTTATCTATCTTTTTTACTAATGTTTCATGTTCAAACTTATGATTATCACATACTTTCCCACAATTAATTCTTAAACAAGGGTAGTATGTACAGTTGTTACATTCTCTTTTTATTAAATCAGTTTCTTTCATACTTTTACTCCTTTAGCAGTTCCCATTTCTTGAGCCCACATTTTTTTAATTAAATCTACTAGTCTGTTGTTTTGTAAATTAACTCCTTGTAATATTCTTAATTCAAATTCTGTAAAATACCTATTATCTTGAGGTTTATTAAATATATAGTTCATTTTCTTAATTTCTTCTTCTCTGTATAACCTCATAAATTCTTTTACCCTTTGCTTATCCTCCATAATTTTGTCAATATAATTTTCTTCAACATCTATTCCCATTTGAGTATAAATGTATTTTATTTTTTCTTTCATATTTACCCCTTCTGTGCTTCTTGAATGTATTTAATTACATCTTCTTCACTCATAATTTTATTGTTTATAACTTTCATTGCGTATTTATCTACTCCGTCCATAACTGCTTGATTGTACTTATTTTCTGCTGCATTCTCTTCTAATCTCATTAAAAACCATTTAAACATTTTCAACATTACTGATTTAGGCATATTTTCTCCTTGATCCTTCAACCAGTTTTCAAAATGTTGTTTATTTTCAAATCCACTAGCAGTTATGTTTTTTGAAACTTGTATCATTTTTACCTCCTTTTTAATGGTAACGGACTTGTTAACTGTGTAAAAACTTCTTAAATCTTTAGAGCTGTAAGGCGGTAACTGAGTTAGCTGACTTTTTGTTAAACTCATTCCTTATATGTTTTTATATAAGTGTACTTATATTTATATTTATTTATATTCTTATAACTCAGTTAAGTCAGTT